GAACTGACGCCCAGCACTGGCTACGTTTTCACTGAACAGTGCGTTCTGTCTGCCATATTCCCCAACGATGTCGATGTCTCGGATTCGCCGGGCACTACGACCATATCGTTCAACAGCATTGCCTTGACCCTGAGCGAGGATACGTTCACGAATAAGGCTTTGACGACCAAGGGAGAACCCAAGCAGTTGTTCGTTCATCCGTGCCTGTTCTCTAGCCATTGCACGACTAGCAGCATCTCTGTTTTCAAAGATCTGCTCCTCAGTAGCTACCTTGGCCCGTCCAGCAGCTCGTTCCTTCTGGCGGTTCATAATGTCCGCCTGACGTATCCCCAGCTCGTTTTGGTAGGCAGCAGAAGCTTGGGCTGAGTAGTCCTTAGGGCTAAACATTGACATGCCGCCCTGGAACAGACCCATCCCTATGCTAATTGCACTTATTGGATCCATAAGCGTACAAACTCCACGTAATAGTTGTTGTTTTTAGTCATTGGAATAACCCTAAGGAACTTGAACCCAAGCTTTTTCAGAAGGGTCAGCTCCTTTGTGTGTTGAATATCAACGTAGTTATATAGAAGTGGATGTGGCTGGCTTTGAAGCCACGTCTTAAAAGCTTGGACAAAGTAACGTGGATACTCGTAGATCTTGTTAGTTTTCTGCATCCACGCATTACCCTCCTTGTTCACGCCAAAGAGTCCCATTGGCTTGTCATCAGGTGCCAATGCCACATAGGTGGTATAGGTTTTGAAATCACGAAACAACTGAAGTGCAGGGTTGATCTCTGCTCGTTGCATCTCGTGGACTGCTGGTTCAATCAGATTGTTCGCTACTGCAACAACATCTTCAATCGTTGCTTTCCTGATCACACAGCCGGATCGGGACTCTTTAGACATACTATCTTCGGGTGTAGAAGTTCGTGTTGTACTTGCCTTCCCATTGCATACTGCTGAGAGTCACTGGGAAAGGAGTATCACCAATAATGCGGATACGAAGGTTTTTGTTTCGCTGATGAACGGGTACAACGTGAGTGGCTGATGCCGACAGGTTCACGTTGTTCAATGCGTATTGAGCGGGTAACGTTACGTTGATTACGTTGTCCCACTCATCCAAGCCAGTAATGTTGACTTTGTACGTGATGGGTCCACTTAAGCCCGTCTCAATCTTCAGTCGATGAACAATGCAGCTAGAAGTCGTATCCGCCTTCCACTGCCTGCCATCGGAGGTTCCTGGATAGATCTTGGGAATCTCCACGGTCATGTCGTAAAGGTAACCAAGAATCAAATCTCGACCTCTGTAGTCGCCCTCTAAGACCACGTAGTAGGCCCCTGAGGTGCCTTGTACGGTTGGATAAAGGATTGCCCCTACTGTCTGGCTGGAGACCGTTGGAGAGGCTCCTATGTACCCACCAAGGGCAATTACGGAAAGGGTCTTACCAGTGACGTGATCAAACGGCAAGTAAACAGTTGTCTGATCAGTACCTGAGTTGTAGGTCCGATACGGGTTGATGTTGAAGAAGTCAAGACACACATCGGTACGCTCTCCAGTTGGAAGTGTCAGATACCCTTGCTCACTAGCTTGTGTAAGGTCAAAGGACGATACGAGAACTTTTGTACCATTAGAGACAACAGCATAGAACGTACTGATGTCAAAGAATTGATCCAGCAGATTGCCTGTCATCTCCCACTTGTACCAGGTGCTTTGCACACGCTCTTCTTCAGAGTCGTAGAACTTGTACTGATACAGCGTGTTAGTTCCTTGTTCTCCAATCGAGATCATCGATAGTGCAGGACTTGCAATCATCGAATCAACGCTTGACGGGATCAGCTCAGATACCGTTGTGGTGACTGCTGCCTGAACTGGCGGCATATCAGACCGAATACGACCCAGTTGGAACACACGGGTGTACAGGTTCGTCTTGGACAGGAAAGCAAGAGACGTGCCAAGGTTTACCGACTCAACCTCTGAATCTGCTTCGTACTTAGACAACGAGTTCAGGTTGGCAGTCTTTGGACTCAGAATGTCAGTTGCTTCCGTGCTCAACAGGAACTGTTCATTCTGTCCAAACAGGACAAGACCTGTGTTTGAGTTCTGAACGTAGTTGAGTGTGACTGGTTTGGTGGAAGTTGCGGTAATGTCAATCGGATCATCATCCGTTACCACTTGAGCCGTTGTAGCAAAGAAGTTGAAGTAATCACCTGCTTTGCTCAGTACCACCGACTCCTCTGACAAGAAGCCAAGGCGGTTTCTGTAGAAGAAGATATTCCGAATCGTAGAACCGATAAAGCTTGGGTCAGGGTTGGTAGTGAGATCACCCACCACTCGGTCTTCCCACGCAACTGGTTCAAACTTGAATGATCCATCGGTTTGACGGACCAACTGATGAGGCATTGTCAGCTCATCCAGTTCGTACGTGATGCCAGGAGCGTTGGTTTCCTCCCACACACCAGGGCCGTAGGTCTGGCTGTTGGTGGTGTTGAACTCAACCCACATGTCATCCACTTCGATGTCGGCAGTGTTGACGACCTTTACCTTGTAGCCGTCTTTGCACTGGATCGGAAGCTTGCCGATTGATCCAATCTGATCCTGGAAGACATACAAGCCCTCCTCAGCAGCAGAACCCTTTGTGGTAACAGTGAAGTCGCTTGCATGGCTGATGTAGATGCCAGGTCCAACAGACACAGCTGTAAAGCCACCTGCACCGTTGATTGCTGTAGCCAGTGCAGTTGCGATGGTTCCAGCATCGGTAACACCACCAGTCACATCCTGAGGTGTGGTGGTTGTGTAGTTTGTGCCGTTAAGCGTGACAGTGTAGTTAGCGTTGTAAGCAACAATGCTAATCACCACAAACGCCTGCTTTGCAAGTGCAGCAGTGGTAGCCACCTTCATCGCAGGAACCTTTGCCTTGTTCAGGACAAAGGTGTAATCGTTAAGCGTCAGCAGTTCAATGTCATCAGGAGTTGCATCCTTCAGATAAGCATTGCTTGGAACAGTTGTGATGTTGCAGTTGCTGACAGCAGTGTCATACAGGCCCTTCTTTGTTGCCTCATCAGAGACAGCGTTGTTGTAGTTGGTTTGAGCCGTGTTCATTGCGGACAAGGCGGTGGCCAGCTGACCAGCTGTAAAGGCTGCCGCTACCGTCTGAACCAATTCATAAACTCTGTAGTTCTGCTGCGTTAGCCACGGATACTCTTCCGTGCGTTCTGTTCCCTGGCTGTAGCCAGCAGGATACGAAATGGTTCCAGTGCCACTGCCAAGAATAGTGCCAGCAGACTTGATGAAGTATTGGTTGGTGACTGTGTTTTGAATGACACCAGAGCTTACGCTTTGAACGTAGTCATTTGTGTAAGTGGTATCAATATCAAACAGCAGCTGTTGCGTCGTGTTCTGGCCTGCAAGCCGCTCAGCGTATGTAGCTTGTGCAGCGTTGAGTTCAGCAAGCCTTGTTTTCCTTAGGGCAACAGCAGCGTTGTAATCGGCCACTCTCGTCTTCAGCGTGGCCAGGTTGCACGTTCCCGGTACTCCGGTATTGGTGTGCATGTCAACGGCCCTTACAGAGCCGTCCAGAAGGCTCCAGACGCGAAATTTGTTGTCACTATATTGAGCGACATACTTCTCCTCGTCATCCCTCAGAATCGAAAACCAACGGCCTGAGGTGTTAGCACCGTACAGCTCAGCAACAAAGCTACCACCAGGTCTCTTCAAAAGACCAAGTGCATAGTCAGGATATGTGTTGATGCTATCGACTAACTGACCAGGATATTTAAGGTAGTCAGGTTGCTGAGAGATCCCGCCTAAGAAGTTGGGAATCCGTTGGGTTATCGTACTCATCTAGTTAGAGCGTGGTATGGTTGATAGCTGGTGTAAGTTCCTTGTCCATCTCGCCAACCAAAGATCGAGTAATCTCCTTGGTTGCAATCGTATTCAAGTGCTGCTGCTCGGGTGTACAGCTCTTGCTCTTGAAGCAGTGAATAAATCTCTTTATCCCCTACCAGCTTCACAGCGACAAGCCGTGCAGCACGAGCAGTGATGTAGACCTGGATGGGCGGGGGAACGTCTTCGTATGCAAAGAACCAAGTGACATCGCACTTGATCGGATCAGACCATACGAAGGTGTGCTCAAGACGGTCATACATCTTTCCGTCCCTACGGACTGGATCGTATGTATTACCGTGATCGTCAACAGTAGTATCGAGTGCAATTACATTGCTTGGATAGGCAATGTGCCCTGTAGTGGAATCAGGGGTAAATTCATACCCACGTTCAGTGTTGAACAGCCAGCCCTCTGATTGGACTTGGCGATTCACTTCCCTCAGGGTGTTGAGGACAATCGATACTTCGGGGTTTTGCAGATCTAGCGTAGTGACAGGAGCCTGTCCTACTGAGCTAAGTATTTGATTGACAGCATCCAGTTCGGTGGACGCAGCATAAGTAGCAGGCATCTCTATCAGGTAGATAATAAAAAAAAGGGACTCCGAAGAGTCCCCGTATTGATCACAAAGAATCAGAAAGCAGAAGGAGCGGTAGCACCCACATACAGCTCAACAGCGCAGGCGGGGTTCAGGTAGTCAGCACCCATGGCCAGACGGCCAAGGATCACGTCGCCCTGATAGATCACCGACACGTCACCGCTGGTAACTTGCACTTGAGGACCAATGGCCTCAACCACACCAGCAGCTTCACGCTGGAAGATCAGACCGCAGGACTTGCTGCCAACTTCAGCAGCAGTACCGTAGTCGTTGTTCACACCGCTGCCGGTTGCAGCGTTCTCCAGAGCGGCGCCGACAAAGCTGCCCACGTTGCCAGGAGAGGTCTCACCAGTGGTGCCGCCATAGGCAGTACCGTACTTGCCCAGGAACGGGATGTTCATGGACTTGTAGATCTTGATACCAGCGATCTCAATGATGCCGTTACCCTTTTGCAGGGAATCGCCTTGAGCATCGCGGTTCACCAGACCGTTGGAACCGATGGCTTGGATCAG